TAACTGGCGTTGCTCCTTGGTATGCAGTAACGCTATATTGCAGGGTTTGTGGTGTTAATAATTCTAAATCAACGGCTGGTATAATAACTGTTGCAATACCTTTGGTTGCAGTTGTAGTTAATGTATAAGGACTATTAGGTAATCCATTTCCATTGATGTCCATTACATTAAGTGATAATAAAGTCAGTGTTGTTAGGTCAACTCTTTTCTGATCAGCATTCTTTATATCGAATTCTAGGGTATTATCTATACCGCTATATATTTTTACATTTCTTTGATACACGTTGGTATACTCCACATTAAAACCTGCCAGACCAGCCAGTAATTGTATTCTATTTGTATATAAATAAGTTATTATTTTTTGCATCTGGTAAATCCTTTGAATATAGTATTTATCGAAATTGTATATGATAAATAGATAGGAATTACTTGGACATCAATGACTACATTACGAGATAACATAGAGCATAATTTACCATTTATAAGTGTACTAACATATGGCAATAACGAATATATTGGTATAATTATAAATCAAGATCAATTTGTTACAACTTTTTATGATTTAAATTGTATAAAGACACAAGAAGAAAAGACGACGTTTATAGAAATTGGTGAGATATGGTGGTGGGAATCCAATCGTCAATTTCCTATATCTATATTTTGTCGTGATCAATTAATACCATTTGCATATGCAGTTAAAACTTTCAATAGTAAAGATGTGCGAATAATTTTAGGTCCAGTAGTTAATTTAATGGACCTAACAATCAAACGTGTAAAACGTAAATCTATAACCTTAGTCAGAAACACTAGATAATTTTTCACATAGTAAGTTCATATGAACTATAACTGCCATTGCGTAGCTAATTGCGTGGCTATGTTTAAAATAATATTCTCCGTTATCCGGTTTTACCCAGACCTCGTTCATTATAGTGTTCCAATCTTTCCCAATCAGATAGCGTTTCGCTGGTCGTATCATTGACAGGACGGCAGCTAATTGTTCCACGGAAGTCGGCAATGTCTTCTGTAGAATGTCTACGTGTCCGTTCAAATGAAATAATAGATTTACAAATTCTTCGTTTTGTAGTAGGTCCCATATTGGTTCAGTCTCCATCAGTTTAAGTAAATGATCGTTATCTTTAATGTCATTGTATATGTGAACATTTAAGAAATCAATTTTAAAATAACCTCGTTGTTCCGCAGTTTTATAATCTATTGTTGAAAAATTATTAACTGGGTTATGAGGAATGTTTTGAAAATACACACCTGTATTGTGTGTTACTATATCTGTGTCTGTTTGTCTTACTGCTATTATATGTTTTATTTTTTCTAATGCAAATTGCCTATTTGCAAAATCTATATCTATATCCATTAATGTACTACTTTTGATTCAAAAAGCATGAGTGGAAGATACTTAGATAGGTGGTCTGCATAATCATCAGCTGATTCAATACAATCAAATCCAGTAAATTTTACATAAACACTATTATCATCTTCGGTCACAAAAATGGAAATATCTACAGGAATTTTATCTTCTTCAATCATAAGTTTGATTCCTTGATTATTTGTTTAACTAATTCTAAGTCGGGTTGTGATTTTTTAAATTTGTGCATCCAGTATTGTGGATCAATAACAACACCAATTGCTGACAATTGTTCATCGTTGAGTTTTTTCAATAATGATTTGCCAGATGGTGCATTTAAAACTAGCCAAGGACTAATTTTTCCATCTTTAATATCGTAGGTTGCACGAGACAAGCTTACATATAGAAAGTAATGATTCCATGCTGAATTATTAGTATCCGCCCATTCAATCATATGATTTACACTTCTAGTGAGGGCGGTTTCTACATTTTCAGTTTTAATCAAATCAACCACGTATTTATCATATAACTCATCTCTAGACCAATGATCTAGTTTAACCCCACTGTTTATTACATATGTAATAAAGTTGTCTGGGTATAATGGTTTGACATTACTTACAAAACTACCAAACTTAACGAATGCATTATAGTATGGGCTTTTACAAAATTCTTCATAAGTTTTTTCATGATTTATATTTTGTGTTGCTTTGTAAAATTTTCTATATGTATCAAATCCTAGAACAACATGTTTTTCATGTTGTGCTAATGCTCTACGTTTTTGTTCACATACATGGATAAATAAAGTATTAGGATTTTTATATACTTTATTGCAATACATGCATTTATTTTCTAACGGAGTTTCCATATGATTTTCATCCAAAATAAATATACTATATATTATTATAACATAATTTTATCAGCAAAGTCAAGACTTAATAATAATTATTATACAGAAAAGCATCATATAATTCCAAAATCATTAAATGGTGATAACTCAAAAGACAATTTAGTTAGTTTGTCAGCGCGAGAGCATTATATATGCCACCTATTATTAACAAAAATGACAACAGGTGAATATAGATATAAAATGATATTTGCATTAAATATGATGTTTTCATCTAATTCTTTCCAAGAAAGATATATACCAAAATCAAAACTATATGATATGTCACGTAGATTAAGAAGTGAAGCGCTTAGTAAAGCACACAACGGTCGTAAACAGTCTATAGAATCAAACATTAAACGTTCGTTAACTCAAAAAGGCGTATCAACTGGTCCTAAATCTGCTGAACATAAATTAAAATTAAGTATAGCAAGAAAAGGTATATCTAATAAAAATAAAGGCAAAACCACATGTATAAAAGGAAAAACATATGAAGAAATATATGGTGTTGAAAAAGCCAATCTCCTAAAGAAAAGTCGGTCCATTACTACTATGAATAGAGTTGTATCTATTGAAACAAGAACTATTATGTCTAATAATAGAAAAGGAAAAAGACTTGGTGGAGATAACTCAAATGCAAAATCAGTAACCATAAATAATATCACATATTCTTGTAAAAAAGATGCACAATTAGCATTAAATTTATCACTTTATGCATTAAATAAGTTAATAAATAACTAATGTCATGTTAGTTGTTTATTAATTTCTGATTTGTCCCATCCTAAATCCTTCGCTAATTCTTGTATTTCTTTATCAGAATACTTAAGAGCTAATAGTTCAATATCACTCATTTTTTTAGTTGGATACAAGTTAGCTAAGAATTTTACTTTTTTATCAGTAGTGCCAGTTTTCTTTTTATTACCAATCCATTCATGATAGAATTTTGTTTTACCATCATAACTACATGCACAAAGTAACATCCATAACAGTTTTGGATGTTTTTGAATAATGAACCAATGTTTGTTATAATATTCATTTACTGCTAAAACAAAATATTCTTGTATATCTCTATTACTAGTTTTAACGCTACTGATATACCGATTTAAGTTCCATAAATCAACGACGATTTCTTTTCTACCTTCATCTGTTGATGCATCCCATAGTTCTATTATTTTAAGATCTACAGCTGGTATCATATCTGTAAATAGGTCTACGTGTTTATTTTTTCCCATAAGTTTCCTATTATAGCAAAGTTATAATAATTTGTCTAGATGTATAATCTCATTTTGTCGTGATACTTCTTTAACAAAGTAAGCACAATCTGGTTTAGGTCCAGAATTTAATGGCATTGCTAATAGTTGTCCATTTTTCATTTTAGGAAAATACCATTTTATATCGCTATAAAAATTAACTATTTCTATAGGTTTAAATTCTAGTCTATGTGATGTCAATGGATTAAATACCAATGCATCAAATCCTCTATCGTTTAAACTAGTTAATGGTATTATTTCAATATTGGTTGCACTGTTTGCATCACCCACTGCTATTTGCCAATCTAATGGCATTGATATTTCTTGTCCACCTATTTTAAGAACCATCGCGGGTGCATTGAATGATTCTAGAAATATAAGTGGTACAAAAAAGAAATCAGGGTTTAAAACATTGCTGTTATCTAAAACAGCAAATCTTGTATCATCGTCTACAGTATCTGGTAGATTATTCAGTGAAAATGATACGTTATCTAATGTTAGTATATTCATAATATCCTTATTTTGACCAATCAACTTTATTTAAAGTGAATTGATATTTTGCTTCTTTGTAGAATTTTTTACGTTCTGTAAGGTGACGCTTCGCAAACTTGCAAGTTGAGGTGATGTCCCAGATTTGTACGAAGTCTTTGTCTTTGGCTTTTCTAATACCTCGCCCAATAGATTGTATAACTCTTGTAAAGCTTTTTCCGGGTTCCAACAAAACCAAATTGAATATGCGAGGAATGTTAAGGCCCACAGCAGCGACGCCATAAGTCGCAACAATAAGTTTGTTGTCACTTGTTTTAATTTCATCATATTCACTTTTCCTTGTTGATGTTTTAACTGATCCATGTATAAAAACGGAATCTTCAATTTCATTAATAATAAATTTTCCTGAATCTATTCTGTTAACCAATACTAAGGTATTACCAGTTTCAGATATTTGTTTTATCATATCACTGATATATTTCATTCTTTCATCATTGGTTACTAGATATTTTACTTCATCTGCATATGCTCTGAATTCTGGGATATCTATTAACTGAGTAATGTTTACATGACATTGTGATAAAACACCAAGTTCTTGTAATTCATGCGCCTTAATACCACCAACGACTGGTCCAATACTTGCAAATATACTTTCATACTCATATTTTTCTTTAGGAATTGTTCCAGTTAGTCCCCATCGTATTGGAGCATTACATAAATTTTGTGTTAATATATTTTTTAAAACGTCTGCTTTTGCCATGTGACAATTGGCTACAACTGAACCTTCAACTATGTAATTATGATCATGTTCTACGTGTAGGTTGTATACTATATCAGGTTTATCAATCTCTGTTCTTTTTATCAATCGCATATAATTTCCTTATTTAAATTTTGTTTTATTTTATCCCCATGTTGTTTTTGAACAGCAAATCCACCATTAGAAGTCAATTTAGATTTTATTTCATGTTCAGTTATATCACCCGATAATATACTGTCTATATTTTTAACCCACAGATTAGTTTTCTTATTAAGTATTCGTCTAGTGAATTTACGTCGTTCATTGTGTTCAAGTCTGCAACCGTTTTCTAACACAATATATGTAGACCACCATTCAACAACTCTCGTTTTTTGTTCATATTCTTGCAATTTGTAATTAATTTTTTCTAGCATTTGTTGCGATGTTTTTTTCATAAATACCTCTGCTTTAGGTATATGCATTATGTTTTATTAATAATATAATGCATATCTGTAAGCTCATCTGCACGCACCCAACCAATAGTCGTTAAGAATTTGTGATTTCCGGTTACTTTAATAATACTACCATTGTCAAATTCTAACTCATACATTTTTTCATTATTAGATTTGTTAAGATTTTTATGTTGGTTAATAACTGTATCAACTTTAAACGCTTTTGTTTCTTCTGAATAATTAATGATTTTATCTCCAGATTTTATATCTTTTATCGGGACATATGACCCATCTGCAGATAATACCTTGGCATTACCATCAAAACATTCATCAACTATAACTGCTTTTACATTATCTAAGAACTCAGCCAATGATATAATATCGTGTTCGTGATTTTTACTTTTCTTATCTAAAATATTAAGACTTTGCCATGTACAAATAGTATGTGTTTTATATAAATCTTTTCTATCACCATAGTACACACCAACATCTAATCCACAGTTAATAAAATCTTCTTCAGTTTGTTCAACCAATGATTTATTTGGAACAATGATTATTGTCCTACCAAATTTTTCACATATTTGGGATAACGTAGCAGTAGTAATGGTATTATGAGTAACAATGTAATTGTCAGTAATATATAAATGGTCTGGGTCATCTATAAGAATACATTTGACATCCTCTGAACCAATTTTTTCAATATGCTCTATGTTTAACTTTAATGTTGGTCCATACTGATAAAACAAATTTGTTTTATCAATTTTTCGTTGTAATGATATCAATTCCCAAGGAGTAGTATATTTTGTTGATACACGATATGACGTTTTACCAAATTTTATATCGTTATTATACTTATATGTATTCTTTTCTTTAGTGGCGATTTTTGCTATCCCACCAACACTCCATATTAATTGTTGAAAATCTAACGCTAATTGTTTACTTACTGAAGTAAAACTTACACTAGAGGTGTCAACAGTTCCGTCACTATCAACTAATCCTTTAATTAATTCTATTCTCTGATTAAAGCTGGAATTAAAATACATTTTTGGGACAAATTTATTGTGACTGTATGTTTCACCTAATCCTAACTCATTAATAATTTGTCTATATTCATTTAATGAAGTATGGTTATTATTTATTATATGACCATTCTTATTTCTACTTTTTATTTTCATCAATTCTGAATGACTGGCTCTCATGTCATTTAAATCTGCAAATTGGATGGTGTAATCATATTTTCCTAAATGCTTTACTTTATATCTATTATTTAATTTTGATTCAACCTTGTTAACAAGTTCAGAATCTGATGTACTAAAATTAATACGACCATTTCTAAAACTTCCATCACCTAGTAAAAATCCTAATAACCATGGATCCATAGGTAAGTCAACGTCTGTATCATTATTTTTCATAGAAACTAATGGTATGCCAATAGAACGTTTTGTATTTGATTTTAATTTAATCAATTCTTCAGTAGATATATTTCTCCAATGTCCAGAATTAGTTTTCCAATCAATATTATGAACTCTCCATAAATGATCTTTACATGATTTAGCAGTTCTTCCATCAGAAAATGTTAATTGGTATATATCTTTAACACCAGGTTCAAATACACTTATTACCTTAGATAATTTACCAGTTGGGGTAACCACCAAATCTCCTATTTTAATATCACCCATAGTTTTCCAGCCTGTAGACGTTAATACTAGACTATTCAATGGTTGACATTTACCAGCGCCTGTTGCAATTTCTTGTAAACTTTGCGGATTTTTTAAAAACTTATTAATGGCAGCTACCTGGTAATCACGCAACATAATTGGGGCGCCTTCAGTTGGATGCCCAGGTGGCCATACCTTACCTTGATCTGCCCAATATGTTTCGGTGACATCATCAAATGTTAAATTAATTGGGTTGCGTTGGTCATCTACTTCATCTAACTGAATACCCATCTTAGATAAGATATCTAAAATAGATTCAAGCTGACTTAAATATCCAGAGCCACCTATACCAAATAAACTTACTGTACCATCCCAACGACCTAATCGATATGCTGGTTGGTACTTTGCATATGGTATTTCATATTTAAAAGTTGCTGCTAATTTTTTTCTTGCATCAAGCGATAATCCAGAAAATTTAATATTTACTTCATCGCATATTGTTAGTTTTACTGCCATACACATTCCTTGTGTTGTTGTAATTATTTAAAACGGTTTTGGTTCTATAAATGGTTTATGTGCTGAGTAAGTAATATTTAAATCACATCGACTAGCATATACTGATGATTTGTTACTGCGAAATCCATTATTAAATGATAATACTGTCATTGGTTCCCAATTTGTTTTTAAAAAAAACTTTGGCAAATTAGCAAATTCTATACCTGCAATTTTAGTTGTTTCATCTAATAGTTTGTTATATTTCTTATCAGCAATAAATTGATTAAATGGTTTACCATGATCAGTATTTTTTAATCTAAAATATATTCCAATATTATCAGTAATGTTATTATCTTCTAATGCAGAAGATAGTCTATGTAACTGGTCAATTGTGTTTTGTTCAGTATTATTATCAAATATAAACAATATTGGAAGTCTTTTTAAATCTATCAATGTTTTTATTATATCAGATAATGAATATGCTGTATTATCAATCCATATTTTTGGTGTAGATCTATTTGCGATAAGTTCTGATAATGATACTTGTTCATTAGGCAACCCAGTATTATATCCGCCATCATTATTAAATTGATATCTAATTCTTCTATCATTTACAATTAATGAATCAATTGGGGTGTCCATACCAATATCAGACATAATAAGTTGCTTCGTTTCTTCAGAAGTAATATTTGCAATATTAAATTTGTTTAAAGTATCAGTGGCATTCCATGATGTTATAATATTATAATAGTTTAGCAATTCATCACTGATATCAAAATTTAATGGTTTTAATTTACTAACCAATTCAACAATAGCCTTTTCAGAAATTATTACTCTATAAGTTTTACCTGATGAAATACATAAAATACCATAGTTGGTATTATTAAATTTAGCCATTATATTTTTAATTTCATTAGAATAGTTAGATTCTATAAAAATAAAATGATTTAAAATATACATTTTTCTTATTATTTCTATTTGTCTAAATGGCTTAGACCAAATTGGAAATTCTAGATCTGCTGAGAATTCTATAGGAAGAATAGGAACCAGTGCATCTTTATTCTTAGTCAATAAGTTGATATAAAATAATGCTTGCCCATCAGTTAGAAAATAATGATTTTTAATAGTTGATGTTAATCCATTAAATCCTTTTACATCTTTCTCTGATAATATTGTTGAAAATTCTGGGTGGTTTACTATTAGTTTTAAATAATTATCTATATTCATTAATATATTATACAGTATTTGATGTTAAAAGTCAAGGTAGTAGATACAATAATTGTATCTACTATTAATTAAATGGTTGCGTCTTCTAGACCAGCACATCGTAGTTTTACAATGTTGGTAATTTGCCATTGTTTTTGATCAAGTGCCTTGGTTATACCTAACCACTTATTTCTTATTAATGCAAATTCATTAATTATGATTGCAAAATCTACTACTTCAGATTCACCATCTACGAATTTATCACATTCTTTCTGTGTTAGAACTCTATTATATCCTTCTAAGTATTTTCTAAAATACCTAGATTTCATTCTATAATGTTCAATGTTGAGAAATTCTAGTATTGCTTCTATTTCCTGAAGTTGACCATATCTATGTTCAACAATACCAGGCATAGAAGCAGCGGCTTTTTCTAAATTACCAATAATTTTGCATTCTTTAGCTGCATTGGTTAATTCTAATTCGTAATAACCAATGCAATCTGACAGTTTTGATATATCTCTGACGACTTCAGAATACCATCCCATTAAAAATCCAATGCACCGTAATCATCATCATCTTCTTCAGTGCTGTCGGCATCTAAGTAATATGCGATAGCATGGTCTAAGGTTACATCTACACCTGTTGCATTTTGTAAAACTCGATCACGAACACCGTAATCTGCTAATAGTTCAACATATCGTTCTGCTACAACATCGACTTGTTTTTTGTCGATGTAATCAGCAAACATTGTCCATAATTCACCAATTTGTGCTTCATTCAACATCTTTTATTCTCCATCATTTACTATTTCTTCAGGTATAATTTCACCAGTATCATAATCTACCACATAATCCTCAGAATCAGAATCAGCTATTGGTACATATGATGGTCTAGCGACGAAATCTACCATTATTTTATCTAAACATTCATTTTCATTTTTTTCCCAAGCTTTTCTAAATTGCTTAATAGAAGTTCCATCAATAAAATCATAACGTAGACTATTACCATCTTTCATTAATAACTTTTGTTTTTCCATCAAATCAACTAGTCCGCTATAAGGACTCATACCAGTAGTATATGGAATATGAACTTCTAATGTTTCAAATGGTTTAGCATAACGAGTTTTCATAATTTTACACGCTGCTCTAATTCCATTTACAGTAGTAGTTTTGTTTCCATCTTCATCTACTTTAAGTTTTAATTTACGCATAGCTACAACAATAGAACTAGCATATATAAATCCTTGTCCACCAGATATTTTATCATCTGGATCAAACATATCTTGACTCGCATATGTATGATTAGTTGCTACTAATCCAACATTATGTGAACCAAACATATTTACACAATTTCTTACTAAAGCAGTTAGTGCTTTAGGTTTTCTACCCATATCACCTTTTAAATTACCAGCTTCAAATTGGTCAACATCAGTTGGTGTTAATAACATACCCAACGAATCGACTACGAATAAAACCTTAGGTGGCTCATCCATTGTTTTGTATTCTTTTATAAACTCACTAATTGTTTTTGCTACGTCATCAATCATAGCCATATTGAGTTTAAGAAGTTTATCTTCGCTGGTATTAACCCCTAAATCATGTAGCCATTTTTCATCTAATGCATTTTCAGAATCAATTAAAACAACATATATACCTTGGTCTTGTGCATTTTTTACAATATTTCCAGCACAAATATAACTTTTACCAGCACCAGATTCTCCAGCAAACACTGTTACTTTTCCAAGTGGAATTCCTTTATGGAAGTTTGAACTAATAAGATAGTTTAATGCATAATTACCGGTACTTACCCAATCAGTAGGATCATTAAATCCTACACCTAATCCTTCAATACTTTTGGTTAGGGTTTTTCTAAATTTTGTTAAATCAAATGTTTTTGTCGCCATGACAATCCTCCGTGAAAAGAAGTAGGGAGAACCATCTCCCTACTTTTTAATGATATTTTAAGCTTGATTGCGGCTGCGAATCATTGCTAATATATCAGCGGCACGGTTATCAGATGCTGGTTCTGAAGTTGTAACTGTTTCAGTTACTACAGGTGTTTCAACAACTACTGATTGAACTGGCACATCTTCACTAACTGAGACAGATGGAGTAGATGATTTAACTGGGTCACCAGTATTTTGATTCATCCCAGCTGGTTTGTAATATTGACCCCATCTTTCTGAATCATATGCTTCACCATCAACTGATGCTTCAAACATTTCTTTAATTACTTTTAATTCAATGTCAGATGGTTTTTTTGGTAAGAAATCAGCCAAGTTATGTAATCCATATTGGTCTACTGCGGCTTGTTCTACTGCAGTTAATGGACGAGTACGACGACTCCAATTTGAAGTAGAGTAATCAGCATAACCACCTTTACTACCTTTTTTCAAACGGAAATCTAAACCATTGATATAATCAGTTGGTAAATCTTCTAATTCAGGATCAACTAATGCTGAACGAATTAATGTAAAGATTTGTGGACCAATAATAAATCTACGAATAGGATTTGCTGGACTATCAGTTTCATTTAAACCGTCTTCAGTTACTAGTCCTTGGAAGATATAAGATTTTTTCTTCCAATATTTACGACCCATATCTTCTAAACCTGGATCTTTGAACCAAGCACGAACTTCTGAAAGAATTGGACATACTGAACCATCATTATACATTTCAACACAAGGAACTTGAACTGTTACTTGTTTGCTTTCTGCTTCGCCTTTAATACCAGCAAATGGTAGTTTAATCATTGCTCTTTCTACCCAGAAGAATGTATTTGAATTATCTTTATCTGGTAAGAATCGTAAGACTGATTCTTTACCTTCTTGAATGTTCCAGAAGGGATAAACTGAGTTATCACCAACAGTACGTTGTGAGTTATCTGAACCACGTTCAGATTGTTTTAATTTTTGTCTGATTTCAGCAAGAGTAGCCATATTATTATTTCCCTATAATTTAATTTATTGTATTTTCCCTATGCAGTTAGATTATACACATACTGTATGTGTTTTACTTTAATAAGTAATTTATATCCACATTTTACGATAGATATAAATTATTCATCAGGTTTTTTAAAATAAAAAGTCCCATTCTCTCGATAGACTCTTTTCATACCTTTTGTTGGGCATTTTTGACCACTTTTTATTTTGGATAAATGTTCTTTTTGTTCATTTGTCCATTTATATCCTAATGACCTACTTGGTTTATTACGTAGTATTTCAGATAATTTCTGTCTTGTTTCAGTTGATACGGGGGCAGTTCTGGTATATGTTGACCTATCAGCATTTTTCATTTTTTGTATTGTTTCTGCTGGAAGCTTTCTCCCAGTTTGTCGTTCTGATATTTTTTTACAAACTTCATCTGATAACATACCAGTTTTATTTTTATTCCAAGGTTGAATTTTTCCAGAAGAAAATTGCTCTTTTTTAATTTGACTCATTTTTAATTTAACTTCAGAGTTTTGCTTGCCACCTTGCCCAGCTTCCTCTTTGAGATTGGCCCATTCAGAACTTTCTGTAACATTCCACATATTGGAATATAATTATCCCCATTTACGGATCTCTTCGAGAGATTCACATTGAGTTATAATGTATCTACATACATTATTCCCATGTTTTTTGATATGTCGTTTCCAGTATTTTCCAGAACCAGGATATATCTCAACATCAGATCTTGATGTTTGACCAAGATATTTAAGTCCAGTTATATTATGTGTTTTCACATAAAGAAAGATAGTCATCGTAATATCATATACCACAGTTGACTTATTTGAAGTGTTGCCATAATTTAATTCCCTTTAATGTTATGTTTTGTCTTATCGACTAAGTTGCCTAAGTGTTAAGCTTCCTGCTTAACTGTGTTTAGAGTACGTATTATACTCTGTTTTATTTATCTTGTCAAGAATAATTTTATTCTGATTTTGATAAATTCGTTTGTTGCTTAACCAACTAAGAATACGTATTATACTTTTAATTGGTCAAGTTGTCAACTATTATTTATCTTCTAGATAATTGAACGATTCTTGCTAAAGAATCAATCTCACCAAATGAAATATGCTCTTGCATTGGATTAACTGGTTGTGGAGAAGAATTATAAGCAGCCTGTAATTCTTTTTGTGCATCTCTGGTTGCTTTAGTCATTATACCAGTATCAGAACCTTTTGGCAAGTATCCAAATTGAATAAGTG